AGAGGACTTAAAAAGCTTGACAAAAGAGAACTGAACTGATATAATACATCTATACTATGAATATATTTTACTTACATAATGATCCAAAAGTGTGTGCCGAACTTCATGTAGATAAGCACGTGGTTAAAATGATTGTCGAATATGCACAATTATTATCTACTGCTAAACGAATGACAGACGGTATCAAATACGAAGCAAAATCAAAGACAGGCAGAAAAGTACAAAGATACCGACTAGAAAATCCTAATGAAGAAGCAACAATTTACAAAGCAGTACATTATCACCACCCTAGTGCTGTGTGGGCTCGTTCTTCTAGTCAGCATTACAACTGGCTGTACTCGCTGTTCAGGGAACTTGGGAGAGAATATACCCACAGATATAAAAAAGACCACAGTACAATTGAACTGCTCAAAGACCTTTTAAAATATCCACCAGTTAATTTAAAAGACAATGGTTGGTCAGAACCACCACCTGCCATGTCTCACTATCCACAATGTATTGTACCTGGCGATTCTATTCAATCGTACAAGAATTATTATAACGAGGCAAAGGCATACTTTGCTAAGTGGACTAATAGACAACAACCAGAATGGTTTGGAGGTGAACACAAATAATGGAAATAATATTACTTACTATACCAGTAGTGTTAGTTTATATGATACTAAGTTAATGATAAAAAGAGACGCAATAGAAAGTGTAATAGATGTCGGTAGTGGATTTTTTCTATCTATCATAATTCAAATAACAATATTTCCTTTGTTTGATTTACACCCTACAATATTTGAGAACTTTCAAATTGCGTTAATATTTACCGTAGTGTCAATGACTAGGTCAACACTATGGCGAAGATTTTTTAGAAAAAGAAGAACAGCATAATGTTAGGATTATTTTTTATAGGCATACCTGTAACAATCTTAGCATTATATCTTTTAATAAAAGCTAGAGAATATGATTGAGTTTGATTATAATTTAGATTATAAAAATATATTATTTAAACCAAACGATAAAAGATATCGTATTGGTCGTGGCGAACAAGGTGTATTATTAGTAAGACCATATACAAATGATATATGTCAATACTGGAGATTTAAAACACCAGGAGACGCTGCTGTATCAGCTATGAAAATATTATTTTTATACCATCAATATAAAGATAAAGAAGATTTTATTGGCATGGATATGTGTAGAAAATTTTTAGAAATGGGTTTTACAAGAGCAAGAAGATATGCAAACCATAAGAGTGGTAAAAAGTATGATAAAAATGGTAATGTAAGACCACAAGAAAAAGATTGGGCAACAAGTGATAAGGCAAAGTCAGCAAAAATATTTAAACAAGGCAGAGACCGTGTTACAACTGACCCTAAATATATACAAATGAGAAAACAATGGAGAGAAGGTGAAAAATGGGCAAACATTTAAAAACATCTATGGATGAAAAAGTAATAGACTATCTTGCTATAGAACTATACAAAGCTGATCCTGATAATATAGTATTAAATAAGTTTATGTCTATGAAAAATGAAGAAGGATATAGTTTGACAAAAACTATTAATGAGTTTAAGAAAACAGGTAAACATCCTGACCACTATAATACAGATGGTACATGGAAATATCCTAGTGGTAAAATAACTTTTGAGGAGTTTAAATTATAATGCCAACATACAGATTTAAAAATCTAAAAACAGGTATAGAATATGAGGACTTCATGACTATTGCAGAAATGGAGAAACTCAAAAAGAATAAGAATGTAGAATTACTGCCACCGACACGAATGAACATAGTATCAAGTGTTGGTAGTATTGATGGTAAAACAGATAGTGGTTGGAAAGAGGTAATGGCAAAGGCCGCCGAAGCTCACCCTAATACACCACTTGCTGAAAGATACGGTAAAAAGACAGTTAAACAAACACAAATTGAAGGTGTGATGAAAAAACATAGAGACCGTAAGTTAAAAGGCGGAGGAAGATAAATATAACTGATACTATCGAGAAACTACAGCACGCTAATTAAAGTTAGTCAAGAAGCTGAGTAGTCAATCCGATAATGTATCTAAAGTGTGTAGCTACACCATAAGGAAAAAACATGGCAGACTTTGACTTTTTAGAAGGTTTTGATATGGATGGCGATTGGGGTTTTACCTCAGTTAAAGACAAACCATCCGAAGAACAATCTAAACAAACAGAAACAGTTGTAAAACAAACAGCAGAGGGTACTGCTAAGGCAGTCTCAAGCGATATAGTAAATAGATTAGAGAGTAAACTAGACAAGGTTGTATCTCTAATTAATTCTACTAAATCAGCAGTAAACGAAAAGAATCAAACAGAATTAGATATTGCTAAAAAGCAAATGGATGATGAGTATGATTTAAGAAAAGATAATCTAGGCAAAAAACAAAAAGAAAAATTTGCTCAGTTAGAAAAACTTATTATACCATTATTAATTAAGTTAGCAAAATCACCAGAGGCCTATATACATTGGCCTAACAGAGCACAAGTTATCGAAGCACAAGTTAAGAAAATAATAGCAATCACAAGGGGAAAATAATGAAAAGTAATTATGACAAATGTTTAGAAACAATACTACATCACGAAGGTGGATATGTGAATCACCCTAAAGACCCAGGCGGGGAAACAAACTTAGGCGTTACCAAAAGAGTTTACGAAGAACACGGTGGCACTAAAGATATGAAAGACTTAACAGTTGAAGATGTGGCACCAATATACAAAAAAGGTTATTGGGATAAGATGAAAGGTGACGAGTTACCTGGTGGTTTGGATCTATGTGTGTTTGACTTTGGCGTAAATGCAGGGCCAGGACGGGCTGCCAAATACCTACAAACACAGATTGGTACAATTGCAGATGGTGGTATAGGTCCAAACACTTTAAAAAAACTAAATGAATATGTTGAGATAAATGGCATAGAAAATACTATCAAAAAATACCAATCAACAAGACAAGACTATTACGAGCAACTATCTACTTTTGCTACTTTTGGTAAAGGTTGGACAAGACGAGTTGAAGAAACTACCAAGTTAGCGCTTGACATTATCTAACAAACCTGTTATAATATAAGTTAAACTATTAATTAACAGGAATTACTATGAGCCAAATGAACACCTTTTTGAAGGATAATTACGACATGAAATCGTTTAGTCATGTACCATTAACAACACAACTTCCAGATTTAAAAACTGAGTCTATAAAAGGTAAACGCTTTTATGTTACGCCTGAAGGTAAAAAGTATCCCTCTATCACGACAGTATTATCAGGTAGAAATAACGAGGGTCTAGTTAGGTGGCGTGAGTCAGTCGGTAATGATGTTGCAAACAATATTATGAGAACAGCAGCTAAAAGAGGTACTGCTGTACATACTCTAGTTGAAAATTATTTAAATAATGAAGAACTATCTAGACAAGATGTTTTACCTACTGCTCTTTTTACGCTACTAAAACCCGAGTTAGATAACATAAATAATATTAGAATACAAGAAGGCGGCTTATACAGCGACTATTATGGTGTTGCAGGTCGTGTAGATTGTATCGCTGATTATAAAGGTGTATTATCTGTAATAGATTTTAAAACCTCTACTAAAGAGAAAAAAGAAGAATGGGTAGAAAATTATTTTATACAAGGTTCTGCTTATTGTGAAATGTATGAAGAAAGATTTGACCAACCGATAGATAGAGTTGTAATTCTTATAGTAACTGAAGATGGTGGTGTACAAACTTTTACAAAAAGAAAAGATGATTACCTACCTTTATTAAAATCAGCAGTAAAGGAGTTTAACGAAAAGAATGAAACAAACACTTAAAAGTATTCTTGGCATTATTATAATTGTCATATTCTTTTTTATATTATCGTCAATACTGAACTATGCTCAAGCAGCTGGTTTAGTATTTTCTAATACACCAGACGCAACTGAACCACCTTATGAAACACCACAGTATCCTTTAAATAAATTAGTAGAGCAAAATGTACCTTTATCATGCGGTGAGACAAGTTATATACTTGACACATCAGCAAATAAGATGTTAGAATCACAAATACTAATAGGTGAAATTAGAACAGGTGGGCAACCTTTTGGTGAAGTAATAGGGATTTTATCTTTTGGTCATAGTGTTGAAAGAAATAGTGGTACTTTTTTTATGACAGTACCAGGTATTGGTGCAAATTCTGAAAGTATGACTTGTATATTAGGTTATGGAGTGAACTGGAGATTTTTTGATGATGATGGTAACCTATATACAGAAGGAGATTCTCTGTGAAGGTAATGAGAGTAAGTAGTATGGACCTGGGTGCGATACCCAGCGCCTCCACCAATCCTAGATAGACCGTATAAGGGGGCGAAATAGGATCGACAACTATTAGAAATCGTGCTGGAGAGGATAGTCGGGAGACTTTAAATTGACACAAACGCAAACAATAATAACTTTGCATTAGCAGCCTAGGCTGTTAGGGGTTTGCCAGTACCTTGCAACAGAAACTGGCACCACAGCTTGACAAGGGATACAAAATATAGTATAATGATAATATGAATAATTATATACAGATTTATAGAGACGTTTTAGACCCTAGTTATTGTAAAGATTTAATTCATAGGTTTGAAAAAAATAAAGAACACCATGAAGTGTACAAACAAGGACCTATGTCATTCACACAAATTAATTTTAATCAACATTTAGATTATCAAGAAGATGTATCTCAACTATCTAATGTTTACAGTAAATATGTAAATAAATATAGAAAAGATTGTGCTATACATTCTACACAATGGCCTCAACAATATGCCTTTGAAGAAATAAGATTAAAAAGATATCTGGCAAACGATATAGATGAGTTTGCTCCTCATGTTGATTCTATTAATGTAGAATCTGCTAAAAGATTTCTAGTATTTTTTATATATCTAGAAGATAATGAAAGAGGAGAAACTAATTTTCCTCAGTTAGGCCTGGCGTCACCATGTAAGCAAGGGTCTTTATTAATGTTTCCACCTTTATGGCCTTGGGTTCATCAAGGTATGAAACCGATTGAAAAACCAAAATACATGGTAGGAAGTTATCTACATTACACATGAGTATAATCACACCAAATAAATTTGCTATAATTGTTGAAGATATAGTAAGAAAAAAAAGAGTTAGTTATATTGACGCTATAGTTTTGTATTGTACAGAAAATGAAATTGATCCTTCTACAACAAAGTCTATGATTAATAAACAACTCAAAGAAAAAATAGAATATGAGGCTTCAGGCCTTAATATGTTAAAGGAAAAAACAGCAAAACTACCAATATAAAAAGGAGATATATTATGGGACCATTTGAATTTGCAAGAGTTAAAGTTACTAACTTTATAAACAATATTCTAGAGAAGTTAGTTGAACCGACACCTCTAGTATTAAATGAGCCAATCAATAAGATTGACCTCAAACATAAAACTAAAAAAGAATTAGAAGAAATCGGCAGAGATTTAGGCATAGAACTAGATAGAAGGCTGACTAAAGCAAAACTAATAAAACAAATAGAAGGAGAAATAGTCTGATGAGTGCATTATATGATTTATACGATAACGTATTTAAATTTAGAACTGGCGACAGCGATGAAAAGGGCGGTTGCACATTTATAGGTGGTTCATGGGTAGATAAAACAACAGACGATTTATTTAAAGATAAAAAGATTGTATTGTTTGGTTTACCAGGTGCGTTTACACCGACTTGCTCTGGCGAACAATTACCTAAGTATGAGGAAATGTATGATGAGTTTAAGGCACATGGTGTTGATGATGTATATTGTATATCAGTAAATGACGCTTTTGTGATGAACGCATGGGCAAGAGATTTAGGTATAAAAAAAGTTAAGATGATACCTGATGGTGATGGTGCATTTACAAGAAGTCTAGGTATGTTAGTCAACAAACCTGCTCAAGGATTTGGTATGAGAAGTTGGAGATATTCTGCTTTTATTGACAATAGAAAAATAGTACACTTTAATGAGGAATCAGGATTAAATAATTTAGGATTAGATGATGATCCTTATGAAGTATCTGATCCAGATACCATGTTAGAATATTTTAACAAGGCACAGTAGTGAATGGTTTTGAAGTTTATAAAATCTATTTGGCAATCAAACTTCACTTCACAAGTAAAAACCAGTCTTACGACTTTCATAAACACAACGGCAGAACAACTGCAAGATTGGCGACCTTTACTAAAAGAAGGGATAGGTATTTCTTTCATCGGCTTAGTAAATCTTATGACAATAAGTCTATTGTTGATTACTTCCTTAGCAATTTTGTTTCTAATACTAACTTATGGGTTGGTGACATCATTGGCAAAACTGGTGATGAAACTTATAAACTATGGTCAAAAAAGATAGAGTCTTTACATTATTATTATGAACAAGATATAGATTACATCATAGATAGAATGACAACAAAAGATATAAAATTTAATGACCTATTTTTATCAGTAGATGGTCAACACCCACCTATTGTTAAAATGTTTTTGTCAAAGAAGATAAACTTTGAAACACTAATAATACTAGATGATATATTAAAGTTTACTAAGAAATTAAATAAAGATATTACAGAAAAGGTATTGTGGCCTAAACTGTTTGATAGAATGAAAAGATATAAACCATTCTTATCTTATAATATTACAAAATATAAAATGTCTTTAAAAAGTAAATTAAAGGAGATGTAATGAGTGAAGGAGTAAAAACAGAGGTATTAACACTAGGTGAGATAGTGCTTAAATTAGAAATGCCTAAACAATTTATTAATGATATTAATAATATCTTTGATGAAAAAGAAGCAACAACGGTAGACTGGAGTACTCAACTTGCAGGTAAAATTAAAAAAGAAAGATTAGTTAATCATTTATTAAATGACAATATAAAAAATACTTTTCAAATGTGTTTTCAAGAATATATGAATAGGTCAGGTTCAGTATTAAGAGAAACACATCAATTAGTTTTAGATAACTGTTGGATAAATGATATGTATAAACATGAGTATAATCCTTCTCACTTTCATGCAAGTAAAAATAGTTTAGTAGGTCTTTCATCTGTATTGTTTCTAAAAACACCTGACTCATATGGTGAAGAAATAATTAATCCTAGTAATCCATCAAATGGTCATTTAGAATTTATAGGTGGTCAACAACATTCATTAGCGGTATCACAAGTTAGACTAAGTCCTAAAGTGGGCGACTTCTTTGTTTTTCCGTACACATTGATACATGGTGTTTATCCTTTTTATGGCACAGACCAGGTAAGAAGAACACTATCATATAATTGTGATATACTACCTAAAGTATTAGTAAAAACAAAATAAAGGAAAAAAATGACAGACGACAATTCAGTAGATAAATCTTTTGAGAACGAAGTAACACCATCACCTATGGTTCATATACCTCTCAAAGAATACGATAAATTAAAAGAGCAAACAAAATACATTA